CTTTTAAAGCGTCGTTTCAGAGCATATTTTGAGGTAGCAAAAAGGCACGAGCCGAATCGGTTAGATCAAATGGATTGAGAATGTCAAGCATATATATATTTATTTTTTAAACGCTTGACATTACTACCTATACATGAGGGGGGTTCGTAGACTAATAATCTGACTACCTGCTGCGCACCCCCACACGTACAACTTTAAAAAATTTTGATTTTTTGAAAATAACGCAGCGATCAGTATCATGATGATACCTAGGGAAAATATTTCTTGACACCAGAGTTAAATTTTAGTATAATATACAAATGAGTAAAGAAATAGCAACCAAAATGAGTCCTGAAGGACTAGAGATCGCAAACACATACCTTGAACACGGAAGTATCCCGGCCGTCTGCCGTAAACTCGGTGTAAGTGAAAATGAAGTTAGTGATATCCTAAACAAACGAGAGATCAAAACTTATATCGACACTGTGTTTCTAGACACAGGATATAGAAACAGATTCAAAATAACTGAAACGCTAGATATGCTCATCGAGAAGAAACTTGAGGAATCTGAGGAGACTGAGATTTACACAAACAAAGACATGGCAGATTTATTACAGATGGCACATAAGATGAGGATTGATGAACTAAAAGCACAAACCGATTATGAGAAAGCAAAAGCACAGACTGTAAAAACCCAAGTCAACATACAAGACAATAGTGGTACACCTTTTGGACAAGGTAACTACGGAGAACTTATTAAAAAATTAATGAAGGACTAATAAGTTCGGACACATACTGTGTCAAGTTTGATTTAGCAACTGCTTAAATCATAGGGAGAAAAGAATGAAAAGACTAGTTTTATTAACTGGCCTAGTAGCGTTTATGCCTTTGCAGGTTTTTGCTCAAGTGGATCAAACTGGTACAGGTTGTGCCAATGGAACACAATATTGCGAAAATAATACATTAGATACTACTAACAACACAACAACAAATAATACCAATACTAACGCCAACACAAATACCAATACAAATACCAATACAAACAATAACACTAATAATAATACTAATACCAACGCAAACACTAACGTCAACACTAGTACTAATACCAATACTAACGCTAACACAAATGTTAACACTAACACCAGTAATAATACTAATGCAAACACTAATACAAACAATAATACTTCAAATAGTACCAATAACAATACTAATAGCAATACCAATACTAATGTTAATACATCTTCTGTTAACTCGACTTCGACTTCAGCTAATGTCAACACTAATACCAACAACAACACTAATACTAATAATAGTACTAGTAACAACACTAGTAATAACACTAATACAAACGTCAACAACTCAACTTCTGACAGTAATGTAAAAACTGATAACAATAATACTAATAACAATAATACTAAATCAGATAATAGAAACGAAAACTATAATAAATCTGAATCAGTACAGACAATTAACCAGAATGTTAAGTCTCCACCTCCAAGTGCTATCGCACCTTCAATTATGTCATATTCGCAAGACTTATGTACTAGTGGAGTATCAGGAGCAGTTCAGACTCAAGTATTTGGTTTCTCTGGCGGAAAAGCGATTGTTGACAAAAATTGTGAAAGATTAAAACTGTCTAAGTACTTATACGACATGGGAATGAAAGTAGCATCGGTTGCTTTACTATGCCAAGACGAAAGAGTATTCTCTGCAATGGAGATGGCTGGAACACCTTGTCCTTATATGGGCGAAATTGGTAAGAAAGCTACTGTAGCATGGGAAGAAAATAAAGAAGATAAACCTAACTATGTAGAAGTAGTAGAAAAAGGAAAATCTTGTAAACGAAAAGGCGGAAAAGCTCCAGGCGCAGTCTGTAAATAAATGAAACTGGCAAATCTTACTCTTGTACTATTAGCTGTGTGGGCAGGCCCCGCTGCAGCTCAATATGTGTATGAGACTGACCAAGCCTTAATAGATTTACAAAATAATTATATAGCTACATCTTACAATTTTAATGTTGGAGATGATCAAGTATCCTCGATGCACAGCCTAGGGTTTACTTTTGACTTTTATGGTGAAGCTTTTACAGAAGCTAGAATGGCAACTAATGGTTGTCTACATTTCAAAAGTAGTGGTGCATACTGTAACGACTACACTCCCGATCCCTTAACAGGGCAACACACCTTTACTATGTATCCTTTTTGGACAGACCTCATACGAGACAATGGCTCAAAAATGTTAGCTAGAAATTTTAGCGATAAAACAGTATTTGGTTGGTATGGCATGAGAGAATACAATCGTGCTTCGGATAATAGCTTTGAAGTCATACTATGGCAAGATGATAACTTTGAATTTAGGTATGGCGCTTTAGATGTTATTAACCATGATGTACTTATCGGAGAAACTGGTGGAAGTAAAGCAGAAGCATATACTTACTACTATCACGATGAGTGTAATACAGGTACAACAAATGCTTCTAACTGTGTAAATACAAACTGGAACAATATCAGTATGAATAATACACTAGAAAGCGGTGGTTCTTTATACGGAGCAGGTAGTGGTAACTCTATTGACTGTAGCGACCCTTTAGCTAACTCATCTTGTGCAGGATATGCATCAGCTTATCTAAGTGCACAATGTGACGTTGACCAACTCTACTCAGAGTCATGCCCGTACTACTGGCCTGCGTACGATGACCAACAATGTGACCAAGATCCTCAGTATGCTCCTTTTTGTCAAGGGTATGCTTCACAAGATTCTGTAGCCTACTATGATGATGATATGGACGAATATGGATATGACGATCATAATGGGTATAGTGAAGAAGATATGTGGTACGATGAAGAATTCGATGAATACCTTGACCCAAGTGACCCTTGCTATGAAGGACGTTGTGATAACTTTACTGATGCAGACTGGTATGCACTAGATGTAGAAGAATTTGGACAAGATCAAGCAGATGCACTATACGGTGGTACAGTTGCTTTCAATGACGACGGAATGGTGGACTTTGAACGAAGTGATATGGATCAATATGAAGACCTTGACATGCAGTTTGATATTATGGATCAAGAGGTAGAAGAATTTCATACCTATGTAGATACTTATCAACAACAACATGACGAACCTTTCGATATCTTAGGTGGGTATGGTACAGAAGCACTACTTGAAGACTTCGAATTCCAAGTTTTAGTACTAGAAGATAGATTACGTATGGAAGAAGAACGATACGAAGAATTTGAACAATTTGAAGATTTTGAAAATTTCGAAGAAGATTTCGAAGAGCAGTTCGAAGAGTACCTAGAAGAAGAAAGGTATACTGAAGAAGATTTTGAAGAGGAATTTTACCCAGAGGAAGAGATCTTTGAAGAAGAATTCGTTGAAGAAATTTTTGAAGATATACAAGAGATGCGGGAAGAAATGATCGAAGAAGAGCTAATGGCAGAAAGAGAAGAAATTTTCGAAGCTGAAGAATTAGCAGCGGAAGAGGCTCCACAAATTATCGCATTCTCAGAGCCTGCAAAACAAACAGACAGATCATCCAGAAGGGCGGCCGCAAGAAGAATCGTTCAAGGAACTATTGCAGCGGCAACAAGAAGTACAGATTATAGTGGAAGCAGTGCAGGAGCATCTGCAACCCAAACAGGAAGTTCAAGAGCATCAGGTGGCGGTGGCTCGACAGGTGGAGGAGGAATTAGTAGTTCTAGTTCTCCTAGTATGTCAGACCAGTTTGCAAGTTCTTCACAACAAACACAACAAGTTTTATCAATGAGCCCAAGTAGTGCTGTAGCAAGTAATACTGGAGGAGGATCATCTTTCTCAAGCTCATCAAGTTCATCTAGCTCAACAACATCTGTATCTATTACTCCTATGCCAGGAATGGGTGGTACAGCTACTGGAGCTATGGTGGACGTACAAGTTTCTAACTTATCTGGAGAGATTGATACTGCAATGTCTGGAGCTATGACAGCTTCCGAAGCAGATACTATTGCAAATCAAATTGTAGCAGCTAACATTGAAGAGCAGCAAGATCAAGGAGAAAGCACTCAAGACGAGACAGGAAAATATGGTGACGAGAGTACTCTTGTAGCCTACTTAGGATATGTGCCAGGATTCAATGCCTACACAAATGCACAACTTCCTAAACAAACAAGCTGGTATGAGCCAAGATCACTTGACGGTGGTGTTATAGGCGACAATGTACTAGCATTTTATGAACTAGCAGGAACTAATATGAGAAATATGACTGCTATGGTTAATTCACAACCAAATTTATTAGGAGAATAAGATGAATTTCTTAGAAAATAAAGTAACACAATTTATAGCACTAGTTGGTATCATAGGTACGCTAGCAGGATTTGGTTACACAGGCGCCACTTATGTTAATAGGATAGATAACCTAGAAGCAAAGATTGGTGGCGTAAAAGAAGCCGATGACGGGCTTGGAGCAATCGAATTAAGGATTGAAGCTATGGAAACTTCTATTGAGTTTTTAAGTGCAGGTCTATTACAAAGTGATGATGAAGCAAATGAACGTATTCTACGTTTAGATAAAATGTCAGAATCTGTATCAGATCTTAAATCTAACATTGCTACACTTAATGCCGAAGTAAAAAATCTAAAAGAAGATACTGAAGGCAATCCACTAAGCGGATGAACACAGAAAAATTCCCAAGTCAACTTCAGTTGAACTTTCAATCGAGAGATGCAACACCCACAGAGATTGACCAGTGGCAAAAAGAAAGTCCTGACTATCATGAGACAGTAAAGAATGTTATGGGAGCAGTAATTGCTGGTTCCATATTTCAATTCTTTACTTTGTTCTCAATGATTCTAGCCTTCTATATTATAGACATAGGACTAAATAACTCGCACTAATGCGTATTTTAATACTACTAGTAAGTATACCCTTGCTTACAAGTTTTATGGGCATACCAAGTCACATAGCTACTCCGCCAACACTTCTCCAAACCTTTGAATACTGTAGAGATAAACTCTATACAAAGTATCCCGACGAAATGTTACAAGAGGAGTGGCGTACCTGTATGGAGAGATAAATGAAAAATCCAAAACTAAAAGAATATCTAATGACAACAACAGATCCAGAATTACTAGCAGACTTTTTACTACTAGTATTATGGGGAGTAATTATAGGTTCGTTTATAGGCGTATCATCAATACTATTAAGTTTAGTACTAGGATAGAACTTCATTCAAGTACCTAAATACAATAACCAAGTAAAAAATAGTTCTTGACATCAAGTATCAATTTTGATATAATTACTACATAGAATTTTATATTCAAAGCAACAGGGCAACTTATATGAGCGGGATTCAAGATAATCACGAAGAAATTATGGAAGTAGACGCAAGACTCACAACACATGAAGCGATCTGTGCCGAACGCTGGAAAACTGTATTCAATCAACTTGAGGGAATAGAGAAGCGATCAGGCATACGATTTGATAATGTAGGAGACTCTATTACTCGTCTAGAAACCATACTAATATCAGCCGCAGCAACAGGATTGCTTGCCGGAGTTGGCTTATTAATTACTCATCTTTCAATGATGCCTTAAAGGAAAACTTATGAAAACATTATTAACATTACTACTAGCAGTTACAATGACACCAGTCTTTGCAGACATGTCAGGTTCTATGCAACTTACTTCGGATTACTTCTGGAGAGGTGCAACACAAACACAAGGAAAAGCAGCAATTCAAGGTGGCGTTAGCTATTCTAAGGATAGTGGCTTCTATGCAGGTGCATGGGGTTCAACTGTAGACTTTGGAACTGAAACTGAAATTGAATATGATCTATACACAGGCTATGCAGTCGCTTTAGATGACTTAGCTATTGATGTAGGAATAATTCAATATAACTATGATGGCGAAGTGGATTCTGTCGAAGAATACTACTTAGTAATGAACTACGGGTGGGCATCATTTGGCTTTTGGTTTAATGATAGTAATATAGATACAGACTATACTCAAATAGAAGTAGACCTTCCTTTCCTTACATTTGCAGACGTTACCCTTAGATTGGGTGAGTTTGGAGATGACACTAATTTTACACAACTTACTTTCGCAAAAGATATCGGAGAGAACTTCACATTAGCACTAGAAGTAGTGTCTGAAGAATCTGATCTTCTTGACCTTGAAGAAAGAATGGCATTTACCCTACGATACAGGTTTTAATGGCATACTCACAAAAAGTAGTACAACGCTTTGAAGACGTACTAAACAATCCTGCAAAACATTCAGTTGGAAGGTTTGACCCTAAAGACCCAAATGTTGCAACAGGCATGGTCGGCGCACCAGCATGTGGCGACGTAATGAAACTAGACTTAAAGTTTGATGATAACGACAGAATACTAGATGTTAAATTCAAGACTTATGGTTGTGGTTCAGCAATCGCTTCCTCTACAATGTTTGTAGAAATGTTAAAAGGACGCACAATAGAAGAAGCAAAATTAATTAAAGACAAGGACATCGCAGATGCTCTTGAATTACCTCCCATTAAACTTCATTGCTCTGTACTAGCCGAAGGTGCTATTACACAAGCTCTACAAAAATGGGAAGAAAAGAAAGCACACAGGCTACATAACGGAGGCCCTGAATAATGGAAAACGAATATCAAACAAAAGACATGAAGTCATCACAAACAAAAATGAAAGAACCTAAGCCAAGTGGAATGAGTCCACCTGAGCATATGGAAGATGGCGCAATTTTTGAGAAAGACGGAATGTTTTTCTTTAAGTGGAAAGGCGGAGAGTGTGGCTATGCTTCACATTCAGATGCAGAGGCTGGTTTACAGAAAGTTAGTGGCAACCCTAGCTAAGATAAGAGACTGGTGGTACTGGTTTCTTGGTTGGTTTGTAACTTATCATGAATTACAGGTAAGTTATAATAGTCAATGGGGTGATGCAGACGATCAAACTTTTATTGTACGCAAATTTTACAAAAAACAACCAAACTATATTCGATTTAAAACACAAGACGGAGATATAGTTGAACTACGAGGCGCGGAAGGTCTCAATTACAGGATAAAAGAATTATGATAGAACTAATAGTAATAATATTACTACTTGGTTGGACAGACAGTCCAAGCGAACAAAAGCAAGAGACTGTACCAACGATGCCACCTGCACCAGTAATGGAAGTACCAGATAATGCAGTTAATACAACTACTGTAACAGCTTTAGCAGAAGTACTTACAGCAATTACACAAACAGGAACAAGTACATCAACAAATACAGCAACAAACACGAACACAGATACAAGTACAGGTACAAACACTTCAACAAGTACAGCAACGGCGCAAGAAATTATAGAAAGCTTAAATACAAGCACAGCTACAACAACTGTAACAGCAACTAATACAAGTACTGGAACAAGTACAAGTACAAGCAGCTCCACAGGAACATGAACCAGTTATTCATAGGAATTATACTAATCTTAGGATTCAGTACTTACTATTTTTACAGTGAGAACTTAATACTAGCAGGAAACAATTTAGCACTGGAAGGTGCAGTCGCAACGCAGGAAGCAGCTATAGCAAGTCTTAAAGGAGACTTCGAGCTTCAGACTACCCAGTTGCAAGAACAAACAATCAAGAGTCAAGCGGCTCAGCGAGAGTTAAATCGATACAGTGATTTTATAAAGAATTACAAGCTATCAGCAAAAATATTAGAAAACCCAGTAGAAATGGAAAGGAAAATAAATAATGGAACAAAACACGCATTTGAGGACATTGAGAAACTTAGCAATACCGTTGACAATCTTGATGACGGCCTCCAGTTGCAGTCTACTATCAACTAAACAGATAGAAGTAACTGCCAAACCAATGGAGCGAACATTTGTTCAACCCGTTATGCCCCGAGAAATAAATCTTGGTGTACCACAATGGATTGTGGTAACTCCAGATAATTGGGAAAGTCAATTAGAAAGAATTAAAAGCCAGGAAGGTGAAGTACTTTTCCTAGCTATGACAGTACCAGACTATGAAGTTATGTCTGTCAACATGAAAGAATTAAAAAGGTATATAACCGAACTGAAAGATGTAGTAGTCTATTATAAAGAAGTTACTGCACCTCAGACTGATGCACAAAAACAGAATTAAAATCTGTAATACTTGCGATCAGTATACAAAGTTTAAGGTGTGTAAAGCATGCAAATGTTTTATGCCACTTAAAGCAAGGCTTACTAGGGCATCATGCCCAAAAGGCAAATGGGAGAAATAAATGGATTGGTTAAAAAAGAGAGTTTCCGAGAGAACATCTTGGGATGGAGCAGTAATCATCGTTGTATGTAGTTTAGTACTATTTACAGGTGGAGTAGCTAAGTTATTAGCACTAGGAGGCCTATGCTACGGTGTATGGACTTGTTACGAGGCTGAATAATGCCTTATCACACTAAGCCTAAAAAGGGTAAAGGTAAAAAGAAAAAGCCCGGCAAGAAGAAAAGAGGTATGAAATAGTGCCTGCTACACGTAAAAGAAAAAAAGCGCCTAAAGGGTTTCATTATATGCCCAATGGCAAGCTAATGAAGGGTACTAAACGTGGCAAAAAGAAAAGCTAAACCTAAAGGTTTGTATGCAAATATGAACAAACGTAAAAAAGCTGGTACTAGTAGAAGTAAAAAGAAATCTACTGTAACCAAGAAAGCATTTTCATTTATGAAAAGAGGCTTTAAAAAGATAACGAGGAAAAAACGTGGCAGTAAAAAGAAGAAGTAAGCCTAAAAAGTCCTCAAAGTTAAAAAGAGTGGGCGTATCGGGATTCAATAAACCAAAGCGTACGCCCAATCACCGAACAAAGTCTCATGTAGTTGTAGCCAAGGTTGGTACAAAAACTAAAACCATTCGGTTTGGACAACAAGGGGTGTCGGGAGCAGGAAAATCTCCAAAAACAATGGCACAAAGAAAAAGAAGAGCCTCATTCAAAGCTCGTCACGCCAAAAATATAGCTAAAGGCAAAATGTCAGCAGCATATTGGGCAAATAAGGTAAAATGGTAAACAAATTTAAACAAAAAGCTAAACAACTTTGGAACATAATCAATGGTACAGACAGAAACCTAGATGGTAAAGTCGATATCGAAGATGCAATGTTAGCAGCAAGGCAAAAAAGCAAGAAACGTTCAAAGAACGTTAAGGAGAGATAGAAATGTCTATGAGATTAATGGCAGCAGAAGTTGCTTGTGGTACCAATGTTGGAGCAGCTTCAACTTTTGAGAACGCAGTATATGTAAGACTAGTAAATTCTGGAGCATCAACAAGGTTAGTAACTGTAGCAAATGCAGCAGATACAACATTAGCTTCAATTACAATCGCACCAGGGGAAGTAACCTTCCTAACTAAAGATCAAGACCATCAAATATTTGCAGCACATGCTGAAGTATTAGGTGTTCCGATAATATGGAGCTAAACTTGGATAATAAAGAGTGGTTAGAAGATATTGCTGCTTACAGCACTTCTACACTCGCTTTACTTAATAGAAAAGCAGAAAAATCCAAACAGATTTCCGATGGAGATCAAGTTATGAGTGAAATATGTATTGGGTACTTGTATCTTTTACATACACTAAACACACAAGGGATATTGGAAACAAAATCAATAGGTAACGCATTAAATAGAACTGTGCACTAATGTTAGATATTAGTAGAACAGACATAGTAAGTGATTCGTTTATGGACTTTCCAGCAGCGGATCGATTCATCAAGTTACCTATAGATTCCTACCTTGATCTGTTAGGGGTACAACCTAATAGTTCACAGACTGCATTAATCAATGCCGTCAACAACCCAAAATATAGATTCGTTTGTGCCGCTATTTCTAGACGGCAAGGAAAAACATATATAGCAAATGTTATCGGGCAACTTGTTTCACTCGTGCCAGGTTCAAACATTCTAATAATGTCACCTAACTACTCTTTGTCTCAAATATCATTTGACTTACAAAGACAACTTATTAAACATTTTGACTTAGAAGTTACAAAAGATAACGCAAAAGACAAAGTAATAGAACTATCAAATGGCTCTACTATACGTATGGGTTCAGTAAACCAAGTCGACTCTTCTGTAGGAAGATCGTACGACTTAATAATTTTTGACGAAGCAGCCTTGGCTGATGGCAAAGACGCATTTAACGTCGCCCTTCGTCCTACACTAGATAAAGATAATAGTAAAGCAGTATTTATATCTACTCCTCGGGGTAGAAATAACTGGTTTGCAGATTTTTATCACAGAGGGTTCAGCGATGAGTTTCACGATTGGGCATCAATCAGAGCAACTTATCACGAAAACCCACGCTTCAGTGATGATGACATCAGAGAAGCAAAGAAAGCTATGTCCTCAGCAGAGTTTGCCCAAGAATATATGGCAGATTTCAACACATATGAAGGACAGGTATGGAATTTTAATTTTGAAGAGTGTGTTGCAGACTTAAGTCAGCTAGATACTAGTAATATGGATGTGTTCGCGGGATTAGATGTTGGGTATAAAGATCCAACAGCATTGTGCGTCATAGCTTATGATTGGGATCAGCAAAAATTTTATCTTATAGATGAGTACATGGACGCTGAAAGAACTACAGAACAGCATGCTATAGAAATTCGCCGAATGATAGACAAATATAGTGTTGATTACATTTATATCGATTCAGCAGCACAACAAACAAGGTTTGATTTTGCTCAGAATTATGATATTTCTACTATTAATGCTAAAAAATCTGTTCTAGACGGAATCGGGCATACAGCGGGTATCATAGATAACGATAGATTGATAATAGATCAAAGATGTTCACAAGCATTGTCATGTGTAGATCAATACCAATGGGATTCAAATCCCAACTTACTGAAAGAAAAGCCAAAACATAATATGGCAAGTCATATGTCAGACGCACTTAGATATGCGCTGTACACATTTCAAGAATCTTCAGGGAGTTTTTAGTTTTGACCTGCCTAAAAATAAGTGTTGACATGAAGGTGAATTTTTGGTATAATTTTATATAAATAGGAATTTATGGATTTAAAACGAGATTTAGTCAAGTACGTCAGAGATAAAGCGAAATCTAAATATAAGAAAGACACCCAGTGCTTTATCTGTGGTGACACAGAACATTTAGACTTCCACCATTTCTACGGAATGACTGAGCTTCTTGATACTTGGTTGAAAAGTAAGAAAATTACAATAACATCAGCCGACGAGATCATGGGAATTCGTGAAGAGTTTATTGAAGAATTTACTAACGAGATTTACAATGAAGCTGCTACACTATGCAAAGCCCACCATCAACGGCTACACAGTATCTATGGTAAGAGACCTACACTGGTGACAGCACTTAAACAAAAAAGATGGGTGGAAAAACAGAGAGAAAAACATGGCATGGTATGACAGAATATTAGGTAGAGACGTTCAGGATCAGGAAAAACTGAACCCTGCACAGTCATTTATCGGTATGGACGAGGGTATGACGATTGACACCCGAGAAATCAAAGACAATTACAGATCAGCCTACGAAGAACTAGAAGTAGTTAATCGTGCTGTAAATATGATAGTAGACGATTCAGCTGACATTAAATATGATGTTGGAAATAAAGTAAATGGAATAACACCAGTTGTAGATAATGTTCGAAGAACTCGTGTTGACTTATTACTTAATAAAGAACCGAATCCGTTTCAAGATGTTAATACTTTTAAGAGAAATCTTATAATTGACCTACTGATAGACGGAAACATCTTCGTATATTTTGATGGAAGGCATTTATATCATCTTCCAGCACAGAACGTAACCATTCATTCTGATACTAGTACTTACATTGAGAAATTTACATATGATGGTCATGTTGACTATTCTACGAAAGAAATAATACATATTAAAGAAAACTCATTCAAATCAATATATCGTGGAACTCCAAGGTTAAAACCAGCGTATCGAACAATGTATTTACTAGATAACATGAGGAAGTTTCAAGACAACTTCTTTAAGAATGGAGCAGTTCCAGGATTAGTACTTAAAAGCCCTAACACTCTTTCCGACAGAATTAAGGAAAGAATGCTGCAAAGCTGGTCTACTAGGTACAATCCAAAAAACGGCGGTAAACGCCCTCTCATCTTAGATGGTGGTTTAGAAGTTGATAGTTTGACGAAGATAAACTTCAAAGAACTCGACTTTCAATCATCCATTCAAGCGAATGAGAAAGTAATTTTAGAAGCTATGGGCGTACCGCCAATACTTCTAGATGGTGGGAACAATGCCAACATTAGACCCAATCACAGACTTTATTACTTGGAGACAATTCTCCCTATAGTAAGAAAAATGTCATATGCCTTTGAAAGATACTTTGGTTTTGAACTAAGTGAGAATGTTACAGACATTCCTGCTTTACAACCAGAGTTAAGAGACCAGGCTGCATATTATGCAACACTAGTCAACACAGGTATTATGACGCCAAACGAGGCTAGAGACCAACTAGGACGTGAACCTTTAGAAGGGCATGACGAACTAAGAGTCCCAGCTAACATAGCGGGTAGCGCAGCTAACCCCACAGAAGGTGGACAACCACCACAAGAAGAGGAACAGGATAATGGCGAATAAGAAAGCAGTACTTGAACACTTAGCAAATTTTTTTGCTGAACAAGGAAAAGTTTTAACACCAAGTGAATATAAGTCTATGGGGAACGATGACGTACCTATGAGATTTATGGTTGCGAAAAGACCTTTCGGGTCTTGGTCGCGAATGACTCAGATGTTAAAAGTTAACTTTCCAGACCAATGGGCCAAAGCTAATCAACAAGCAGCACCTACTCCAGCAAAAGCTGAAGTAAAAGCCGCTCCAAAGACAGCAAAGGCAGCTCCCAAAAAAGCTAAGGAATAGGTAGGACATATGGAGAAAATTTTTCATTGGACAAATACATTCAAGACTCTAGGTGAGGACGATGACGGTGGTGTTAATATTAAAGGATTAGCATCTACTAATGCAATCGACCGTGCTGGAGATGTAATCAATCATGATGCATGGATAAAAATGAACGGATTAGAGAACTATAAAACTAACCCAATCGTTTTATTTAATCATGATTACAACAAACCTATTGGTCGCGCAACTTCACTAGAAGTTACAGAAAACGGTCTGGAATTTGGAGCGAAAATCTCTAAATCTTCAGGCGAAATCAAAGATCTTATTAAAGATGGTGTTCTTGGGGCCTTTTCAGTCGGTTTCAGAGTCAAGGATGCAGATTATAACTCAGAAACTGATGGATACACAATAAAAGATGCCGAACTATTCGAAGTCTCAGTTGTCAGTGTACCGTGTAACCAGGGAGCAATGTTCTCGGTTTCAAAGTCATTCGACAGCATGGACGAATATAACGAGTGGAAAACGCACTTTAATAATAAAGAGGCTCAGATTACTTCTGCGCCACAAGCCGAGGATAAAACCTCACAACAGGAGACTAAAATGTCAAATGACACTAAAATCCCCGAAGCTAACATCGACTTGAAAGCTTTTGCAGAAGAAGTAGCAAAATCAACTGCTGCTAAAATTGCAATGCAACAAGCCGAAACTAAAGCTAAGGAACTTGCAGATGCAGAAGAAAAAGCAGTACAACTAGAAGTTGAAACTGCTGAAAAAGAAGCTAAACAAGACGAAGTTAAAACAATAGTCGAAGTCGGAATGTCAGGAGCTCAACAGCTCATGAATGACGTTGAAAAACGTGTTTCAGAAAAACATGATGACCTAGAAAAAATTGTTAACGAACTTCAAACTGAACTCAAAGATAAAAAAGAAGAGATCGACGCAATTCGTGAATCTAAAAGAGTCTTTGGTGACAGACAAAATGGCGACTGGAAAAAAGCATTCGAAGCAGATATTGATGACGCTTACGTAATGGGTTTAGCCACAGGTAAAGGTTGGGATACTAAACTTGCACACAATACAATGGAAAAAGTAAACGCACACTCAGGTGTTGGTGTTTCATCCGCTGATTTTGAGCAAACAGTTTCAACTAATATCGAAAGAGATATTCAATTAGAACTAGTATTAGCTCCGTTATTTAGAGAAATCCAAATGACTTCAGCTACTCAAATCATTCCAATTCTACCAGATGCTGGGTACGCTGAATTTACAGCTAACCAAACAGCTACCGGAACTACTCCGCATGGTAACTTGGAAGAAAGAGGCGATACTTATGACTCAACAATGTCAGGTATTGACTTAACTGAAAGAACTCTTTCAACCAAAAAACTCATCTCACAATCCTACTTAGGTAATGAGACAGAAGAAGATGCAATCTTGCCAATTCTACCGTTGATTCGTGAATCAATCGTTAGAGCACATGCAAGAGGTATTGAAAACGCACTACTATTGGGTAACCATGCAGACGGCGTTTACGGTACAAGTGGAGCAGCTTTTGAAGGACTAGTCACAATGGCTGGGGCTAACAAAACTCAATCCGCAACTGCATTTGCTTCAGAATCCTTGACAGCTCTTGATTTATTAAAAGCTAGAAAGAACATGGGTAAATATGGAATGAATCCAGCTGATGTAGTATACATCATTAACACAACAGAATACTTCAACTTATTACAAGATGCAGAATTCCAAGATGTTAATCTAGTTGGTTCAGAAGCAGTTAAACTACGTGGCGAAATTGGTTCAGTCTATGGCTCTAAAGTCATCGTCTGTGACGAATTCAAAACACCAGCCGTATCTAAATTCTACGGTTGTGCAGTTTATGCAAAGAATTATCTAATGCCTAGATTAAGAGGTGTAACAATCGAATCTGACTACGAAGTAGCTAATCAGAGACGAGTACTTGTTGCTTCTCAAAGAATTGGATTCACCGATATGATCGATGCTTCTACTTCAACTTGGGCACTTCAGTACAAAGGTAGTTAATACCTAATGCGAATATTTGGAGGGGGTTTAACTCCCTCCAATGTTTTTAAGAAAAAATTATGGCAGATTTAGTAACATTACAACAATACAAAGACTTCGCTGGATTACAGGGAGTTCAAAATGACGCAAGAATCAATACTATTATTGATCAAGTAAGTCAATTAGTAAAAAGTTATTGTAGTACTACTATTAT